TTTTTTGGGATCTGAATTCGGTAAGAGTTCAAACTCGCCAGAATCTAAGACAACATCCTTTGACGCTACAGCATCTGTAAGAACCTTCTCATAGAGTTGCTTTCCAATTAGACTCTCCCCAATTAGCTGATCTGGATCAAGCCCCTTGTCTCGTGCTTCTTCTAGTCTCACTAGAAGCTTGATGCGATCTATAGGCTTAACAGTTCGGAGTTCTGCCTTGTAGTCATTCGCATTAATAGGTCCCTTTCTAGAATTCTTAATGTCCGCTTCATGTAAATAAAGAATAGACCCACTTTCTTCCCCGCCTTTCACGATTGCTACAGCCTTTCCACCCTTGCCGGGTTCAAAGTTTAGAGTTGGCATTTCTATAATATGGCCATGTATTTTAATGAATCATTAAAGGTAATTTAAAAGGGTACCTCACGGGCTGTAAAAATGATAGGAAATGTCTTATGGATCACATTATTATCTAGTCATTTTTATCTTTATTACGGATGACATTGACTATATTTACCGTTGCGGTGTTCATTATTCCTTGTAATTTAGTAATTAGCTTGACAATTTTACCATTCAGTACAGATCTAGGGCTTCTAAGAATCTGATTCAGATCTCCTATAATATTTGGCTCATTGTCTAGAATCATCTTAGTAGAATAAATGCTACCCATTCTGGCTTTCATATCATCAATCTGATATCGTATATCTTCAATTGGAGGATAAGGAAGTTCTAGAAGACCTAGAAGAGTCTTCAAGTCTCCCAGAATTTGGTACAGACGGCCTAGATCAGAGTTTAGAATAGGTACTAATTCATCAATTGCTTCCTTATCCTTTTCAAGTTTAGAAAGTGAAAAGAGTCGTTTCAAAGCCTTGAATGGATCCACCTTAGAATAATAGAGGTAGTCTTCACATAAGCTTAACTTCAATGGTTGTTCTTCAGCAATTAGCCTCTTTCCATGTATAGACACATTATATACGATTGAGGCTTCTATAAATCTTGAATTATAGTTGAATGTAGTATCAATCTTAATCATTCCACCACTACTAAGAGCTGAAGCAAGGCTTACACGTTGTCCTCTATAGATCATTCCACCAGCTAGAATCTGAGCTGGTTTCCAACGGAGAATATGAAATTTGATCTCCTTCTTAGCAACTAAGAAGCCAAACGGAGTTGTGGCATTCTCAAGAAGTTCTAAAGCGTTTGCTCTTTCATTGGGACTTATTGCGGAGGCCGGAATAGCATCAATCACTGACTGAGACTCTTTGATTGAGAAATTTTTGATGACTTTATTTTGTAAGAATGCTCCGGGTCTAAATGGATTGAATTCTGAAATTTGACCAATCTTAATATCCCCAATGTAGCAAATAAGTCTAAGACGCTTTACTATTGCCTTTAGAGCTTCTTCTACAGAAGCTATAGAAGTCATGTTTGCCGTGTTGTTAATATCCAAGTCTCCAGAGTATTGTTGCGATCGGATAGATGCGCTTCCTAAGATAGCTACACCTTTCATACCAGTCATTGATGCCGCGTTGATTAATTCTAGTACACGACTAGAGTAGTTATCTGGAAATGACTTTGCTTCCATTCTAATAATAAGTATACATAATTAGAATGTCCATACCATCTGGTATCATCCGATTTGCTGGAACGTGGTCAGTTACACACCGCTATATCTATGCCGAACTTGTCATAAGTCCGGTTAATAGCTCTGCTTATGTACTCGTTGTAAATGAACTGCTAGGTGGTACAGATCCTTCTGTTCCGAGTGCTAATTGGGTTCTTATACCGTCTAGTGGTGGGGGACCACAAGTCTATCAAGCGACCTATTATAAGAGCGTTCAACAAAACCTAATCAGCCCTAATACAGATATTACATTTGATGAAGTGGGGGCGTGGAATAATGATGGTGGGTATATCACACACACAAATGGAACTGCTGACTTCACCGTCGTTCAAACGGGGCTTTATCAGTTGGAGTTTAACATTGGTGTTAATGCGAATGGTGCTACTTGGAATAACACATCAAACAAAGCAGTAGCAATAGACATAACACGAGCCGCACTTGGAGAACAAGCAGTAATACAAAACAACGCTCTTACTGCTATTAATACATCATATCAACAAGCGGTTGCGTCATCTTTTTATTTGGAGGCGGGTGATATAATAAACTTAAGAAACACTCTTCCTTTCGCAACTGCTACACCATTTGCCGTCGGCGTTCTGAATACATTTGACCTCAACACTTTTTTCACTTGGGTATTTATTAGTTAGATAGCTATGGATTCACAATATATAGCAGTTATATCATGTACTTTATGTATTATAACTTTTATCATTATAGTTACAAGATGAACGCCTCAGAATCATACGCATTGACGATAACAGCTTTAGTCATTAGCATTGGCGGTATTATAATTGGAGTCGTTAACCATAAGAGAGTCAGAAGCAGCTGTTGTGGTGTCAAGGCAGAGGTGACTCTAGACATTGAGCAAACATCTCCAAAATATGAACCGCCTACAAAGTAGATGGAGGCAGCTAAAGCGTACGCACTAGGAGATGATGATATCAAGTCTTTGCTTGGTGGAGATATTAAGATAACATCGTATCCAGAATTGAAATCAATTCATGATATCCGGCAGCTATTTGATAGGCGAGGTAGAGCAATTATATTCTTTCCGCAGCAGAATGAACAAGAAGGTCATTGGTGCTGTATGATTAAGGATGGAAAACATATTGAGTTTACAGATCCGTATGGTGAGGAACCAGACGCACAGAAGGATGGATTATCTGAAGATAAACTACGGAGTATGGGAATGGACAGAGATGATCTAACACGACTATTGGATGAATCCGGCTGTAGAGTTATCTATAATAAGATACAACTACAGAAGCTAGATGATTCTGTTCAGACGTGTGGTCGTCACTGTGTCACACGACTCTTACATTATAAAATGCCTATTGCTAAGTTTAGAGCTATGATTGCGAGATCTGGAATGACACCAGATGAATTTTCAGTGAAAGCAACGTACAATGATTTAGGAAAATAAACTCTATAAATAGATATGTCCTATTCATACAAAAGTATTGTAGATGGCGGGGCTGATACTGACATGATTTATTACAATGCTCTCATCACATCTTCGGGTCAGAGAGGGACTGAAAATTTTACTCCAGCAGTAAGATTTAATGAATCCCGAGATGCTCCCATTGTAAGAAATGCCTCATCGTACTATTTTTCTATCATCCGTTTTGCTATGAATGGTCCCAATAAAAATTTACCTCTCTTTATTCCACTTATTCAACTAAACTCCCTTACGTATCCGAGTCAGATAGACCCAAACATCACAATCTATGCTACGACGATACCCTATCAGCGAGAATGGTATTTTGAGGCTCCACTTGGTAACGTAGTCAGTCATGTATTCACAATCACTCCTAACTCAACACCACTTACCTACTCGCCAGAGACTGTGAATTTAGACATTGCTCCAGTACCTTATTCACCGGCAACTGGCCTTGAGAAGCAAGATATCAGTACACGATACTACTGGGTCTATACGTATAAGCACTGGGCTACTCTTGTCAATACCAATATGCTAAATGCTCTTACAAACACATATAATGAGTTCAAATTGGCGTGGAATGCATACCCATTAATGGCATCTGTCTTTCCATATCCAACATTTGATAATTTCTTAATCGCTCATGATGCTCCATTTATTCGGTATGATGAGTCTGAGAAGCGATTTGAGATCTACGGCGACACTCGTGCTTTCAACATGGCTTCTCAATGTACAGCAGTTGATCTAGGTGTTCAACCAGCAGTTCCAGCATTCGTTGCTCCAGCGGTACCCGTTGCACCTCTAGCAGCTGCTATTCCCAAATCAGATGTCTATCTCCGACTATTCTTCAACTCAAATCTCTATGGGCTTCTCACCAATTTCAACAATACATACTACGGAGCGACTCTAGGAACTCCTATGATTTTCCCACTGACTGGAGTTACCCCGGTCACCATTGGCGGTGGTCTCCTTACAAATTTGTGTGAGTACACGAATGAAATCCTATTTACAAACCAGCAGTATACAAATATCTTGAACAACAACCCATTGTTACAAGGACTGAATGCAGTCCCTCCTCCTAGCTACAATCCCTTCTTCTTGATCCCCGCGTATAAGCAGAATCTCTACTGGATCTCAGCGCAAGACTACAATTCAACCAATTCTCTCTGGTCTCCTTGTGCTGGCCTTGTATTTACGTCGTCTTTATTGCCGATCAAGAATGAATACACCTCCCGACCAGTTATACTCGGTACCACAAATATTGGATCAACGGGTAGCCCTTCAGCATTTGAACCCATTATTGCTGACTTTGTAGTTGATCAACAACAAGAGAAGGCAGAGGGCTGGCGAGACTTTACATTGTACGAGCCAAATGCCGAGTATCGTCTCTCATCTATCCAAGCATCCCATGATGAGATTAGAAATTTAGACATCAATGTCTACTGGCGCTACCGATTGACTGGGGAACTCATCCCTCTTACAATGTTTAACTGTTCAGATGTGTCCATCAAGATACTATTCAGAAAAACAGACTTCCGATCATAAAGATGAATAAAGATAAATAAAAAAACAACGTGCTAATCCGTTGTTTTTTTATTATTGACTATAATTATAACAAATGAGCGCTGACATTGCTAAGCTTGCCGTGTTTGATGATCGTATTGTACAGCAAAGGCCCGCATTCGCGGTAGATAAAGGGGCGCTTTCACTCACAAACACCCCCGTCTCAGCGATTTCGCAATCCGCTTCTCAGCACACGTACAATTACTACGCCCCATCTGAGAACGTGTTTATCGGTCGTGATGTCAATTGGTCATCAACAGTTAATCTTGAACTCAAAGTTCGTCTCAACAACTCAGCACCCGGTGGACAGTTCCCTATTAACCAAGCTCTCTTTCAGCCCGGCGTAGATGGCTCTCTTGCAGCATTTCCTCTCAACTCCCTCTGTGCCACAATGACAGCGACAATCAACGACACAACTGTAACCATCAACTCTCAAGATGTTCTTACAGAGGTTCTTCGTCTTACAGATTACAAGCCTAACCGTGTTGAGCGCACATGCCCCACGATGTTGGACAAATACCAGCAGAATTTCTACGCAACTGGCGCACAGAATGATCCCATCTCTGGCTACACGAATGCCTCACATGACTTTGAGCAACCCAACGGCGCATGGAACAATATTGTCTTTACTAATCCTCAAGGTACTCTCCTTTCTGGTTCAGTTCTCGCTGCATACACATCAAATGGTATTGTTGTGAATACAATTGATGGTGTTCCCGTCTCAACGGATCAAGGTGCTGGTGTAGTCAATGGTCTATATTCAGTCTTTCTCCGGTGGCGAACGACTGAGAAGCTCTGTCTCAGTCCTTTTGTCTTTGCTGAGGAACACAGTCAAGAGACTGGTCTATTCGGTATCAACAATATCCAGCTCCAGATGAACATGCGTGATCCTAATCGCAGTATGCGTCTTCGTGATGCATTTGTTGGAACAACTGAGAAGCTCTTCTACGGCGGTGGGGCAACAGCATCCACATGGCTTCCTCCTCTCTCTTACAATGCTTTCATCAGTTCTGGTCCCTTTCAAGATTCTGTCTTGAATGTACAGAGCTTTACACCCAGTTTAGACTTGCCGCTTCCTCCAAAGTCGGTCGTTCCATACATGGAATTCCCTCGTTTCATCTCACAGCCTTTGACCACAGCCATGGCTGCTGGTGAAGTTGCGACACTAGCATCTCAGACAATTACTCTTCCTCAGATCCCAGATCTTCTCATTATCTACGTCAAGCCGATCGCAGATCCAGCCTCTACGGCGATTGATAGGAGTCTTGACCCTACTCTTCCTCAGTATGGTGCCTCTTATCTTCCACTTGAGTGCTCTGTTAACGGCGTACGAACTGTAGCACCATTCTCTCTCAACTTTGATAACTTCTCGGGTCTCCTTTCATCAGCGACTTCCGAGCAGCTCTATCACATGTCAGCGAAGAACGGTCTCAATATGGATTGGAATACTTGGTCTGGTATTGCTAAGGTCAGCAATGGAGCAGTAGGATCATCTGTTTCAACAACTGGCGGATTTCTTGTTCTTAAACCCGGTGTTGATGTGACACTCCAGTCTGGACAAGCCTCATCATTGGTTGGGAACTTCACACTTCAATTCTCAGTTCGTGTACGCAACACATTTGACTTCCCAATTCAACCCCAGATCTTTGTCATTACGGCGAACAGCGGATTCCTAGAAACCATCCGTGGATCTTCAAGAATTATTAAGGGTGTCCTCTCCGAGCAAGATATCATCTCAGCACCTCTTGCTCCGGTTGGAACTGGTGTGGGTCTTGCCCGTGTTGTGGGTGGTAACATGATGAAACTCGCAACTCGTCTAGGATTAGCTGGAAGCGGAGGCGGTCGTAATATGGCGTCTACTGGTCCCTCTGCCATGAGTGGTGCTAAGGTAGGATCGGGGGCGTCACGTTCTCTCTCTCAACGATTAATGTAATTTCACATTTATTTTATGCATCTTTAGTATAATAATGTCGTTGGAATCACTTGCGGATCCTTTATCTTCCCTCCGATACCTTCCACGTGGTATGAACTTCGCCACCGCTGAGGAAGTTGCCGTAAATGACGCCTACTGGGCAGCGACACACCAGTATGTTAAGAATGATGTTGCTCTTTCTTCAGTTGACGATGGTGCGTACATCTTTCTTGGTGGTACAACAAACGTCACCACCGCATTTGGCGGTGCTGATCCTTCCGCAGATCCGGACTGGGTATCATTGAAACCATCTGGTGTGAACACGCTTTCTGGTCCCATTGTTCCAGTTGCTACTGGAGGAGCAACCGCGGCATACACAATGACGGTTAATTCTCTCACCGGCCTATCAGCATCTACAACATGGTGTGTGTCATGGCAGTGTACTGCTACTAAGGCTATTGCTTTGGTCGCTGCTGACTTCATTAAATGGACTTTAACGGCTGGTGCTAATTCGGCAACAATCTGTCAAGTTCCCGTCGTTGATGGTGCTGCTTTGAGTTCTACATGTGCTAACTCTGTTGTACTCACATTACCAGCTCTAACAACCACTATTGTCCTTACTGGATCTACGGCTGCTGCTAGCACGAGTTCAGTTCTCACGATCACTGGTGCACGTCTCTCAGCTGTACAACTCAGTTAATAAACATACAGACTATATAGATGTCTTCAAACCCTTTAGAAAGACTATCGGAATTTCCGAATATGATGAACTGGCGCGGGACTTGGCTCGTAACAGAACAATATCTAAAAAATGATGTTGTTGTCTCGCCGTTAAACGGTTCATCATATATTTTAATAGAAACCTCTCTTCTTGATGGTACAGATCCATCTATAAACGCTGAATGGGATGAATTAGCTCCAGCAGCGACTGGAATCTCGCAGATCAGTGCTGGCGCTGGTATTACTGTGACAAACCCCTTGGGTCCTATCGTTACTGTTATAAACGCTGGTGTTATTACTCTTATAGATGGAAATGATATTATTATAGATAATACGGATCCACAGAATCCAATTGTTAATTCAACTGCACTCACTGGTGTGACTCCCGGCCTTGGAATACAAATAAGCGGTCTCGCTAATAATCCAACAATTACAAACACGGGTGTGCGGACTTTAGCAGTTGGTGCTGGTCTAACATCAGATCTAGATCCTAATAATCCATCAATTGGCACTACAGCAGTACTCAGTATATCACAAGGCAATGGAATCTCTGTGACGGGTGGACAGACTGCTACGATTACAAACACTGGTGTAGTCACAGTGGGTTCAAGTGGTGTAGGGATAACTGTAGATAATACAAATCCTCAACAACCAGTTCTTACAAATACTGGAGTGTTATCTATTATTGCTGGGGACAATGTGACTGTCTCAGTTGGGGTAAATCCTATTGTATCTGCTCTAGTGCCTCAACTGACAGAGGTTAGTCTATTCCCAACATCTGTTTATCCAGTTGGGCCAGCTGGGGTCATAAGTATTGCGTTTTTTCAACCAGCAACAGCTGGCATATTTGAGACATATATCTTAAGTGGCGCCCCAGACCCATTTGGAACCTTTATACTTGATCTCACTTCAATTAACATGTTTATGGATGCTGCAACGAACGTAGTAGCTGGAGATAAAGTGTCTATCTATCTTACCGATAACGTTAACACTGCTCCAGTAGATATCAACTACTTAATTGGCGAAATTACAATGAATGATACGTCTACTCCTCCCACTGCTTATCCATTTCAAATTCGTCCGAGCTTCTACGCGGTTGATGTAGCTACTCTGCGTGCTACTGGCTTCAGAGTACCCGCTCTCATTGACTTCTCTGATGACACGACCGCCGCTAATATAGAAATAACCAGCTGGTCAACTTATGGCACTAATACCGTGTATTATCCAAATGGTGTACTCTAATAGATGTCTGAGAACGTTAATACATTAACGCTATTTCCGACAACGATGAATTGGCTAGGCACCTTTGATCCATTGGTACAATATCTTAAGAATGATGTAGTCATAGATACAACTGATAAAGCTACTTATGTCTGTCTTGAAACCTCAGCCGCACTTGGCGTTGATCCTTTTCTGAGCCCAGAATGGTTTCTGTTCACTGGAACAGTTGCTGGTGTTCACACAGTAGATATTATAGATGGCTTATCTAATGTTGGATCTGCTACCCAGCCCATAATTCAGAATGATGGAGCGATAAATCTTATAGCTGGAAGCAATATCTTCTTATCTGGAACTGCTCAGAATATTATTATAAATTCTATTGCGATGAGTGGATTTATAGATGGTCTTGGCATCGCATCATACGTTAGTGGTGAGATTACAAATGATGGCATACGAACTATTGGTACTGGAGGTGGGTTGTACCTAGAGACACCTCCACCAGATGCTAAGATATCTCAGAATAACATTCTATCAGTGACTACTGGGGCTGGGATCACAAACATCAACACAGCTCAGAATCCAGTTCTAGAGAATGATTGGGTGCGAGGTCTGACTCTCATTAATATTGGTAATGCGGGTACAGCTGAAGATCCTCTTCTTACAAATGCTGGCGTAGAGTCTGTGACAAATACAGATGGAACTTTGCAAATCACTGGATCCCACGTTCAGAGAACTATAGCATGCTCTGCCGCTACAGAGACTGTTCTTATTGCCAACCTCAGTACAATGGTTCCAGTTGGATGGCGAGTTGTTGACGCAAATAAAGCATATATAAATTTTACTTTGGCTTCTCCTCTTCTACAGTCTGCCATCACCAATAATGTATCATATAATGTTAGCATAGATTTATCAGCCATCATTATTAGAGTACAAGGGGGTCTCATTCAATACCAGTCCAGCAATCGAATACTATTGTATGACGCAACCACTAACAACTATTTCAGCTTCCACACTCAATACATATCTGGATTAGCAAATTTGCCCATAGAGATTTCTTTGGGCGTATTGGACTTTAATTCATCATACTTGGTCTCAAATGGTCTGACCACTATAACGGGTATAGCGTTCGTTCCAAATACTGACACGTCTATCAGCCGAGCATGGGAGCTAAAATCATACGGATCTATCTATGGTACAATGACAAGAGGGGATTTAGCATGATTCTCCAATTAGTAGTATGTGTAGCTAGTGAACAGACACATGCGATAATTGCTGATGAAATAAGAATAACAGATATTGCTACAAGAGTGATTATTACTGTGTCCATCTTTATACTAGGGTGAAACATTTTCTATTGTTAATATTATGCTTCTTAATCTAGCACGTACAAGCTCAAGCTCTGTCAGTGTTGTGTAATCATGACTGTTATTCCAAATTAATGATAGCTTCTCATCAATGTCTTCAAGACATTTAATGAGACTCTCTATAACAATTTTAGGCATCTACTATAGATGGACATTCTAAAATACTTCGCGACGATCAAATCTCTAGTAACCATTGATGCTCGTGTTACCCCCTTGAAAAGTCTTCAGACGGTGCCTATCGTACATAGTAAAGAGGCTAGTCAACCCGAAGGGCAAGTTATGCGTGAATTTATCAAAGAAAGATCCAGTACCTCCTCTAACCTCAACATTTGGTATGTACCGCCCAAAGGCTAAATATAGAGGATCATTCTTGTGATAAATTCTGTGATGTAAAGGGTTCCCCCTTAGTTCTTGCGGTTCTGCTAAACCATTATAGCTCATACCCATTCTTAATAATCCAGCTCGTATGAAGCCATCTAAGATGGCTGCACCGAGGCTATGAGCTACGCCAACATAATTATATTCTTTCTTAGGATATTTGCTCTGAAACTCCAAGAGTGTCTTTAGATCTTCCTTGTAACGATTTGATGACTTCAATCTTCCAATAGCTGCTAGAGAATTCGCTTGCCAATCAGTCGCATTTATTGTACCTCTGATCGCTACAACAATCTTCTTATCATCTTGATAGAACTTCAGAGTTGGTGTCTGATATACTAGACTATATGATCCAATGTTCTGTAGTGTCTTACCCGGATAAGCACTATCTGCCATTTGCTGAAGATAGCCCATGTGAGTTGTGCTTGCGCCTCCCCTTAAATCTGTATCGTGCTTGGGGTTTTTTTGGAGGTAGGAATATACACGAGCAAACGCCCAATTTTCCTTTGACAGCTTCTTACTCATAGGAGCATTCACACCCTTCTTAAAGGTGCCTTTCATTCTCACACTGAGTGAGGATGTGCTATAAGCACCAATCCCACGGTTATAGACTTCTTGAAGTGTCTTCAATGACTCACCACTAATCTTAGACAACTCTTCTAAAGAATACCCTTTGTCTTCTAAATTATACTGCTTTAGAAATCTGTCACGGTGTGTATGCATTCTATTATCTCATACGATAATATAATTAAAAAAAATTGAACGGATTTTTTCCAGTTATGTAGGTATACATTAAGATGCCCCAAATGAAGATGAATAAGACAACACGATTGACCTCACCCGAGCCAACTGGTGCTGAGAAGTGGCTACAAGATATGTGGGACAAAGCTCGCAATACACAAGTAAAGACGTATGAGGAGAATAACACAAAGATGATTGTGATTAAATTCGCATCAGCAATACGCCGTGCGATTGATACGGTCGCAGCCATTCCACAAAATGGTAAGCCCGTTGTATGTGAGTGTTATGGCTCATATGACCGCACTGATAAGTGGGAAGCAGATGGTGAAACAGAAAACAAAGAAGCAGAAGCATTCATAACGAAGTTCATTCACCGTTTGGGTGATGTGGATGGTGATTGCTTAATTACCAAGTATGCCAAATCCAAAGGTGTGGTAATAGCTGCTCGTGGTAGCCGTGAGACTGGATGTGTGGTGTTTGAAGATGGTCGCCGTGAGCCTATTGACCCAACAACTGGTTTCCGATTGGATGGTGATGTAAAAGCAATCAAGTGTATTGAGACCTATTACGCAATCCTTACACGAGACACCAAATAAATAGAAAAAAAATCCTCTTGAATTCAATTCAATTTCAAAAAAAAATTGAATCGGATCTTTTTCGGATAGGTATACAATATCTCATACGATAATATAATGGCAGAGATACTTGATCAGACTGTATTCAGTGATTTGCTAGAGCATCTTAGTAAAAACAAACTTCCAGTGAATAAGTACAGACAAAAGGTTGGAGTGGGTATGTCTCAATGCTTTGGGATGGTGAGAAAACGATCAATGGCTCCGGATCTCTCACGATGCTCTTGGAATGATGCGAAGCTACACCATCTTCTTATGGACTTCTCTAAACATCTACATATAAACTTCTCTTTTTCATCAATACAAGTCAATGCGAACTACTCATGTAGGCCCCATTTTGATGTACATAATGAAGGGAACTCATATATTGTCGGGTTTGGAGATTACATAGGTGGTGAATTAGTCTTGAAGACACCAGCTGGAGATACATCTATAGATATCAAATTCAAACCCCTTCTATTCAACGGCTCTCTTATAGAACACTATACAAAGGAGTGGACTGGGAATAGATATACTCTGGTATTCCATACTATTGTATCGCCTCCTAAATTCCCTATGATCAGATCACTTTCAGACTATACTGCTAAATCCATAGATAATAACAAATGGGTAATTGAATGCCGTGATGGTACTATACTCTCTCGTAACAATGGTCTACCACATCCTCTGAAGGGAAGGAAGAAAGTAGAATTGATGTAATAATATACAACTATAACATAATTACAAAAATGAGTGATCTACTTCCCAAGACTATTCTCAAAAAAAAAAATATTTTTCAAACATTTTTTGGGGGGGTATACTCATTTTGTACAAAGTAGACCCTCCCCCCAAAAAATGATTGAAATATATTTTTCGTTTTCAGAATAGTTTCCTAAAATTCTCATCCATTTTTGTAATTATGTTATAAGTGTAGATTGTTACATCATTTTCAACTCCCTTTTCATATTCTTACTAGCTTCTAAATAACCCTTCAGCTCAGCTTCTAAAGCCCTATTAGTACTATCATATGATAATTCCTCACTCTTATCTGCTATTAGGAAGTCTATATCTTTTATATCTTGTTTTAGATTATCCTTTCTTATCTTTGCTACCTTTTCATCTGTCAATTCTCCCTCTGAATCAGAGCTTTCATATATTACATCCTCTTGATCAGCCTTTCTCCATACTGCTCTCTCTGCTTCCTTCTTCGCGTACAATTCAATATACATATCCTTCTCCTTCTGCTCATGCTTTCTCTGTAACTCCAGATCCTCTTGTCTTGCTTGCTCTCTTCTTCTAGCTCTATCCTTCTCAACTGGATCCTCCTTTATATTTAGCTGAGACCAAGGAACTAAAGGCTTGAAGGATGTAGTTTGCGCAACAACAATTGGTTCATCTGCGTCTTCACCTAGTGCGTCTATAATGGCGATGAGCTTAGCTAGTGTAGCTGTTCTGTTATCCATGTCCTTCTTCTGCTGTTCTTTCTTGTAGTAGGTAGGGGGGTACTTCACTTCTATTGGAATATCAATAGCAGCTTGTTCATAACATTGATTAATTAATTTCTCATGTCTTTCAATTATTTCTTTAGCTTCTTCACGCTCTTTGATGATCTTTTCCTTTAGTTTATCAATCTTTATTCTAGCTTTTTTCTGAGCTTCTCTAAGAGCTTCTTCTTGATATTGAATATCTGATTCTATATCTTCAACTGCTTTGTCTGAATTACGCTGTCTTGACTCAACAATTTCTTTCCATCGCTTCACAGCACCTTCCTTATTAACATCCTTCAACTTACGTTCATGCTTAATAGAAGCAACCGATGTATATGTCTGATTAAAGACTTTAATTTCATTATTCAATTTTAAAGACTCTATATTGAGCAAATCAAGCTGCTCTTGTAATATAGTAGCTGAACCTAAGTACTTGTTTGTCTTTGCAGTCTTCTTCTGTTGTTCAATGACAATTTTCGCGAAAGCCTTGGACATTCTATACTTACCCTTTACATTTTAACTTTAGACCACTCCGGAATCTAATAAATTTGGAAGTAGCCCACCACCCGCCGGAATCTAAGAAAAATGGGGGGGTAGCCGGAATGAACAAATCGGAAGTAGTCCACCGCCGCCTAAATCCTACAAAGCTCTTAAGAGTAGATGGAAATATATGAATCACCGGCAACACTTCTGAAGCGGCGACTAAACATCAAATGTGTACAAGACAAAATTAGTAATGGGCGAACTGTTAAGAACTTGTGTAACATAAAGGGGGGCTACATCTATGAGCGCCCCAATCAAAAATGGACGGCCTCGGCATTGATTCCGTGTCATGGCTGCTATCTAAGAAAGAACGCGAGTTTCTACAGTCTTGAAGACGCTTACACGTTTATCCGAGACATGATGTCATTACCTATAATGGACGACGATATTCTTGAGAAGTACATACTGATGAGTAGAACCGAACTGGCGTACCAGCTAAAGCTAACACCTATCTTATAATTAGATGAAGTACTCTGACCTCCTTTTAAAGTTTCAATCTGATCCAGATTTTCTAGTTAAATTTAGGAATAAGGCTAATGATAGACAACGCATCTATGCTAAAAATGAAGAATACCGAGCAAAGAGGATGAAGGCTAACGCGGACTATAAATTCAGAAAGGCGAGAGGACAGCCCACAAGACCACGTACATTGATTAAAGGACCGCTGCAAGTGCCACTGGCTCTGCCAGTAAACTTTACGGTTAGCTTTGAATGATGCTCAGTCACTAGCACCGGCCCCTTGAGATTCTAAGTCATACAAACGAGTAATCCAGAAATTAATCAATAGCTTCTGTGGGAGTGAGATGTTAGTACTACAGTGATGGCGCGGGTAGTATAGATCGTGATATACATTGATGCCGTTTGTGTAGTGTAGCCAGAACTCTGCTCCAGCCAACCAGACCAGCGCTTTCATTTTCTCACTCTGATAAAGTTGCTCTCGTATATCTGTTCTATTCTCTTCAGTAAATTCATCATCATCATCATCAATTGAATCGTCATACAATTTCATCATTTGAAGTCCAAGTTCCTCTGAAAGAATTAGTCTCAAGTAATCAGCCATTTTATACCAACTATCCGAAAAAAATCCGATTCAATTTTTTTTTGAAATTGAATTGAATTCAAGAGGATTTTTTTTTGGCTTGGAGTAGGCTTTGGCTTTGGCTTGGAGTAGTGCGAAGAATGGTTCTTTTTTTTTCAATTTCAAAAAAAAATTGAATGGCGTGACGTGTAGTGTATTAGGTATATAACAAGATGCCTAACTATACGATTTACTCTGGTAATCTCAAAGACACAGAACATTCAGCGGAGACACGTATTACTTCTATAAAAGATGTTAAGATTGGAGACTATCTAACAGACCATCATGATATGGATGGTCAGATGTACTATTTGGATTTATATGTAATCACTAAAATAACAGATAAGAATGTTACAATTGAAAAGTTTATAAATGACGGTCTATGCTTATATAAACCAATACGTCTCTCTTGGATTAAATCGCAAATGCACTACAACACGGTTCATAATGGACATCTATCAAACAAGAGCCATGGATGCTACTTTTGGCAATTTATTAAGAGTGAGGCACTAGATTCTACTTACTTGAAGAGAATCTAAAATATGGATATAGTATATAGAGATGCTGACCATATCCGATATCAAAATGGAATTGAAGGAACTTGGCGTGAAAGGGATTACGGGGAAGAAAAAAGCGGAACTGAAGGCTATGCTGGACCACATCAAAAACGCACCCAAAGATGGTAAACGTAGACGTGGATTAGGAATGGGTCCATCAAGAGCACAAGTTGCTCCCGCTCCTAATCCAGCGACTGTACGTGCTGCTGAATTACTCCGAAGAAGAAAACTAAATATCTTAAAACTCTTACCATTTGAAGCTAAGAAGGCGCGACTTGAAAGAGATATGATAGATTTGGATGTTGACTGGGCCGATATAGATTTATTCACTATGCATCTTAGAAATAAATATGAAGACCCTATTTCTTATGAAGAATTCCTCGTTGGTGATTATGTAATTGATTTTAATAATGAATATGCTGATTTTGGTAGATTAATGCGATTTGAAACTTTTTTAGATATGTTAGAAGGAGCGATTAAAAGAAGAGTAGAACCATTAAATCCATATAACAATGCCCCTATTGATTGGAATACTGTTAGAATAATTAAAATTATATCAGCAGATCCTAGAAGGGGTATACTTCGTAGAAGAGGACGTGGAGAAGCCGCGAATTAAAGACGTAAGCGCCAATTAAGAACTATATCAAGTCCTTTCTTCTTCTGTACTTTACGAATATACTCTGGATATAGCTCGTGTAGATACTTGATCTCTTCTAACATTCTCAGTCCCCTTCCTTCTTGTTGTAGCCCTCCAGCCGTCTGCGCGTAGGCTGTCATTGTACCCGCACCCTTATAACGGCTTACAGAACCATACTGCTTGAAGTATAGAATGCTACGTTCAAAGTCTTCTTTTTCATTAATAGTAATGCGGATGTTCTTGTTTACTTTATAGAGAAATAGGCTACCAAGGATATGAGTAAGATGCGTCGTTGTCACGTCAGCTATCATCTTTCTTCCATCGTCGTTTGGTAAAATTCCCCAAAGTGGTGCATTGGACTGTACTCCTTTTGTGATAAGATCTATGAAAGAGCCATTGATTATCTTGACTCCTTTGATATCATCATCCATTGATAAGATTGTTTCGCCATCATCAAAGTAGTCTGTGATAAAATTTCTCTGTTTAGCTAATCCTACTGTACCAATGATGATCTTGTACTCTGTAAGATACTTATACAGATTGGCCTCTTCTTCAGAAGCAACAAAGATATGAATCAGATGGTTAGGATATCCAGATTTCTTAAGAAATGTAAGAGTTCCATTGGGTCCAGATATGTACTCTGAGCGTTGGTAACTAGGGATGGCAAGGCGGGGCAGCATATCTAGCATTGTATACCTACATAACTGGAAAAAATCCGTTCAATTTTTTTTAAAATTCTGATCATCAGAATAGAAAATTATCTAAGGATAGTATAGATGAGACTCTTAGATATTCTTCCGAGTCCTAGTCCAACAAAGAGATATATGGCTACCTTTGAACTGGATAATGGTAAATTAAAGAGAGTGAAGTTTGGCGATCCAAACATGGAGTCCTATATCATACACGGAGATAAGGATAGAAGAAAACGCTACAGACAAAGACATCTTTGGGATCTACGTACGAATGATCCAACTAAGCCCGGATACCTCAGCTTTTTTATCCTTTGGGGGAATTCAAAGAGTATGAATAAGAATATAGCAACATATAAGAGGATTTTTCATCTATGAGGACTTAATTACAGCTAAGTAATCATCTAAACACACATTATTACATGATTGTAAATACAAACAGTAAAAATATAGCCGATTATAGTTAATTATCAGTATAATAATTAATTATTATACTGATAATTAATTATAATCGGCTATATTTTTACATTAGATGATTAATCTAATGTAAAAATGTACAGTTAGATGATTACATAGCTGTAATTAAGTCACGCCTCAGAGGATATCATAAAAAATCAGTAGAAAACTCGTCGTTCTGTATATACTTTGAGCTACTAATAGATATCCTCTAAGATGTTTGTTATATTTTCCGCATCATTGACTACACTAGTCCATAGAGTATCTTCTTCAAATTAGCAACAGATGTATTTCCATGCGGCTTTTTAATTCCTCTCTTCTGTGCTTCTGGAATACTTGCGAAGATGTTCTGTAGCTCTTCTTTCGTTGTAGCATTATCAATCTGCGTCTTAACTGCTGATGCTGTTGTTGTTGCTACTGCTGCTGCTGTTGCTGCTGGTGCTTGTTCAAATCTTATAGTTGGAGCAGCGGCACTTGGATTTTGACGACGGATGGCGGGTGGTACTCTACCCTCTGCTAGATTCTCAGCTATGTATGACGAGTACATTTCATTACCATTAATTTGCATCGCCGTGGCGATATCCCCCTTAGAAAGTCCAGCAGTTAGTAAGGTTTCTTCTAGAACATTGATAAAATCCTTACGGTCTATGTTCTTCTCATTAATAAGAGTGAATATATCTTTACCAGCATCTGCTGGTGTTAAATCATCAATCAAGGAGTACTTTACATCTTCAACTGCCGCATTTAATGATTCCGTAAGACTTGATGTATCAGCTTGTGGAACTTCGTTATCCAATTCAGCTCCCGCGTAATTAAGAGGTGCTACGTCTGTTGGCATGTCATCAAAATAGGCTGGTGCTTCAGTAATCTGGCGACCCCGTCTACCATACTCAGAACGATTTGGATCATCACTGCGACCAGCAAAAGGCGCTCTTGGTACTCCTCGGGCTTCATCGTCTTCACGTGTAGTAGCTTGCTCATCAAACTCTCCATCATCATCATCATCATCACCATCATCATCATCCGCATCTAGATCCTCTACTGCATCATTAATTCTAGTATTGCCTCTTCGCGCAACGTTGAGTACTGCTTGGGGTGATGTCTTAGGCATTAATCTATCAAATCCGAGTGTCTTAATGAGAGACTTAGAAAGGGTTAGCTTATCTCTCTCGCTCATATAGATATTGCGGATCATCTCATCTGTATAGCGACGCATGCCTTCAACGAAGAGACCAATTGTTAAAATGTACTCATCATCATCATTTGAATTCAGTCTTCCATTACCAGATTTTAGAGCGTCAATTTGTGTTGACATTGAATTGATAATATCAGCAGCATCATTTAGAGTTTCATTATCTGAAGATGGAGCGATAGTAAATAACATGCGAAGAAGATCTTTGAGATTCTCAAATGTGAAACGATTAATATCATTCTGTAAGATGGCATCTGATAAGGCGCGGAGAGTGATAAAGAATGTAACATTAGATATAGACCCCTCCCTTGTATTGTCGGAAGTCGGTACACCTTGTCCTTGTGATACTGTATACCCTAATGATAGAGCATTAATACGATCCAATTGATTTACACGATCTTTGAGCTGTCTGCTATAGAAGTCATATCCTTCTGCTGTGTGGACTACACCACCGCGTAGTCCTAAGACACTGCCATCATTATTTTCTATAGTTGAATAAGGGGCGTCTGATCCATCACGACGTGCTGATTCAATCCCTAGCTGACCAAGTGAAGGATTTGCGAATCTACGTTGTCCTAAGACTGGTTTAGGAACATGATAATTCGCCGGTCCAGTGAGTAGAAGACGATCAGCTGATCGGCGTGCTTGAAGACCATCAAGTACGGTCTTGTTAGCATACTGCCGTTTTTCTTCATGATATTTACTCTGAAAATTAGTACCTTCTAACAGTTGCATTAAATGTCCTTGATCACTCGGATAATAAGCATGCCCAGCATTAAAATACTGGTTGAATATCAACGGAAACCCTAATTGTACACCCATATCGCCATTTGGCTTCTTTGTTCCAAATGATGCCATTCTATA